GAAAACAAACGAATTAAAAAATATAAAGAGAAATGGTGTGCATAAAAATACCTACACTCCAAAATGAAATGTAGGTATTTTTGTCGCTTACCTTTAGATATTTCACCTGTCTACTTGACAAGGGGCATATCATTTTAAACAGTGGCTATGGGAATTATGGAGCCAGTACAGTTAAAAAATCTATGATTGGATGGAATTACGCCGGAGGATCTGCAAGAGAAGACATAAACGATAACCTGTCTATCTTGCGACAGCGTTCAAGAGATCTGTACATGGGCGTACCTATAGCAAACGGTGCAATAAAGACCATGCGTACAAATGTAGTAGGACGCGGATTAATGCTAAAACCGACAGTAGACAAAGAAACACTGGGGCTGACAGCGGAACAGGCACGCAAACTGGAAAAGCAGATTGAAAGAGAATGGGCGGTATGGGCGGAAAGCCCGGATTGCGATATGGCAAGGCTGGATAATTTCTATGAACTTCAGCAGCTTGCGTTTGTGAACTGGCTTGCGTCTGGAGACACACTGGCATTACTTCCGGTAAAGAAGCGGGTAAATCAACCATACGATCTGCGCGTGCAGCTAATCGAAGCAGACAGGCTTTCCAGTCCGGATAATTACGACACATTCGATAACCGGATTATTGGCGGCATAGAAGTGGACGAAGACGGGGAAGTGGTAGCGTACCATTTTTCGAAACATCACCCTCTGTCCTATGCAAACGAAGAATATAAGTGGCAGCGCGTAGAAGCATACGGGAAAAGGACCGGAAGAAAAAATGTACTACACTTGATGGCGAGAGAAAGAATAGATCAGCGGCGCGGCGTTCCGTTCCTGGCACCGGTCATCGAAGCATTGAAACAGATCGGAAGGTATACGGATGCAGAACTGGTGGCAGCAGTGGTCAGCGGAATGTTTACTGTATTTATCGAAAAGGATAACAGCAGTGAAGAAGAACCAATAGGAAGCGCACTGCCGGAGGAAGTACAGGTAGACGCAGAAGACGAAACAACACTGGAACTTGCACCAGGTGCCATTGTAGATCTTGGCGAAGGCGAAAAAGCGCATGATATCAACCCAGGACGACCGAATGCAAATTTCAACGGTTTTGTGGAAGCTATATGCAGGCAAATAGGCGCGTCGTTGGAAATACCATATGAATTATTACTAAAGTGCTTTAACAGCAGTTATTCAGCCAGCAGAGGGGCATTGGAAGAAGCCTGGAAGATGTTTAAAATGTACCGCACATGGTTGACAAATGATTTCTGCCAGCCGATTTACGAAGAATGGTTAGCAGAAGCGGTAGCAAAAGGCAGGATTTCCGCACCAGGATTCTTCACAGATCCGATAGCGCATAAAGCATACTGCAAAGCAAAATGGAATGGACCGGCAAGAGGATTATTAAATCCGGTGCAGGAAGTAAACGCAGCAGTCACAAGAGTAGCAAACGGATTTTCTACAAGGTCAGATGAAACTATGGAAATGACAGGCGGCGACTTTTACGGAAACTGCGATCAGCTTTTGCAGGAAGAAAAACAACTGAAAGAGGTGAAAAACATTGCCACAGGTGCAGGAGAACAGCGGGCAGCAGAACCCGCAGGAAAAAAATAAATTCTGGAACTTTATTCCAGGTACAGAAACAACAGCACCGGAACTTCTGTTATATGGTCCGATAGCAAGCAGCCAAAGCTGGTGGGAAGACAGGGTAACGCCTGCGACATTCAACAAAGAACTTGCAGAACTTGGGAACGTTCCGGAAATCGTTGTAAGGATCAACAGCGGCGGCGGTGATGTGTTTGCAGCAAACGCCATTTTTACCAGATTAAAGGACCATTCAGCAAAGATCACAGTAAAGGTAGATGGATGGGCGGCAAGCGCAGCAACAATAATCGCAATGGCGGGAGACACAATCAAGATTGCAAGAAACGGTGTGTTTATGATCCATGATCCCAGTATGACCGTATGGGATAGTTATACAGCAGAAGAATTTGACAAGCTGGCAGAAGAACTGCGGGTTATCAAAAATTCTATCGTAAACACATATGCAATGAAAACCGGGAAGGATTCCGAAGATATATCAAAAATGATGTCAGAAGAACGCTGGTGGACTGGCGACGAAGCAGTAAACGAGGGATTCTGCGACGAACTGCTTTTTGAAACGGTAAATACAGTGATTGAGAATCAGGAAAAGATCGTTGTAAATTCCGTGCCAATTGATATGTCAAAGTACAAGACAAGCCCGAACATCCAAAATTTAGTGATTGGCAGTCAGAAAGACAGCTTCACAAATAAACCAAAAAAGGAGGAAGAAACAGTGGAACCCAAAAACATTACTACAATCGAAGCACTGAAAAATACATATCCGGATCTGGTAGCAACGATTGAGAACAATGCGAAAGCAGAGGAAAGACAGCGCATTAAAGATATTAAGGATACTGTTCCGGCAGGATATGAAGATATCGTGGAAGATGCAATGTTTACAAACCCGGTAGCAGCGGAAAAAGTAGCTGTAAAGATTCTGGCAAAACAGAAGGAGCAGGGAACAAACTACTTGAACAACCGTGATAATGACGTAAGAGACGGGAACGTGGGCGGCGTGGGTGCGTCCGCAGGAGAAGCAGGCGGAGAAACAGAAGACCCGTTCCAGGCAGCAATCGACAAACTGCCGGATCTCTTAAAGTAAAACAGGAGGTGTAAAAATGGCACAGTACGAAATTGAAAAAAGAGAGCATACGCCGGTCAATTTCCTTGCAGGAGATTTTCCGACAGCAACAGACGTGGCAACGGCAAAAGCAGCAATCAAGGAGCGCACACCGGTTACGCTTGGGGATGATGGAAAGCTGGAAGCTGTAACATCTGCGACAATTGAAAAACTGACAGGCATTGCAGCTACAAACGCAGAAGCAGACGAACAGTGTGTTTACTTTTTGACTGGCGAATTTTTTGCATCCGCATTAGAACTTCCGTCCGGGGTTACGGTGGATGCGATTAAAGAGACATTAAGAAATAAATCAATTTTCTTACGTTGATAAGGGAGGAAGAAAGAAAATGGCAAATGAAGTAAGTATCTATCAGCCACGGACAATGGGAAGATTAGTACAAAGTTTACCACCCGTGCGAACATTTTTTAGAAGCACATTTTTTAAGCACGAAGAAACTTTCACAACAAAAAATGTTGATGTAGATTTCAGAAAAGGAAGCAGAAAGGTTGCACCGTTTGTAAGCCGTTTAATTGGTGGAAAAGTAGTTCCAAACACCGGATATGAAACAAAGACCTACACGCCGCCTTTAGTAGCACCAGAGAAAGTCACAACAGTTGACGATTTATTACAGAGAAGACCAGGTGAAAGCATTTATTCCGGAAGGACACCTGCGGAACGAGCCGTGCTTAAAATGGCAGATGATTTTGTGGAATTAAGAGAACAGATCGTGCGACGCGAAGAGTTAATGTGCGCCCAGACGATTTTTACAGGAAAAATTCCGATTATCGGTGATGGAGTGAACGAAGAAATTGATTTCTTTTTTACAAACAAAGAAACAATTTCAGAAGCAAAGAAAAAATGGACAGCAGACACTTCTGATCCTATCGCGGATTTGAAACGCTGGCATGAAACTGTACAGAAAACAGGTTTTGTCAATTGTGATATTTGCGTTATGGGAACAGAGGTTGCAAATGCGTTTGTAAACAATGCAAAGGTGCAGAAAGTCCTTGATGTAAAGAACTATAATCTGGCAGTCATTCAGCCACGACAGCTTCCGGACGGAACCACATATCTTGGAACTATTCACGAACTGGGACTTGATATTTACAAATACAATGAATGGTATCTGGATGATTGGACGATTCCGGAAACCCCAGAAGACAAACCACTTGTGCCTGCGGACAGTCTGGCACTGTTAAGCACAAACAGTGCTTATTCTATGTACTATGGGGCAATTACACTTATCGAAGAACCTAACGGCAATTTTGTAACTGTTGAAGGAAAATATGTTCCGGACACATGGACAAAAAGAAAACCGGCAAGAAGATTTCTTAATCTGTCTTCTGCGCCGTTATGCGTTCCGCATGATGTAGATAGCTGGTTTGTCGCAAAGGTTTTATGATTTCGTTCAAAGAAGCTGCCAGACTGGATGTATCGAACGTGTTCTTGAACATTGAAGAATTTGCAGATGTGCATACGATCAATAACAAGAAAATGCCTGCGATTGTTGACGAAAACGAACTGATCGAAAGAGAAAAGCGGATGAAATCAAACATGGACGGCGTATACACGAAACAGATCATGGTATATGTCAAAGGCATAGATTTTGGTATGCTGCCGGTAGTCGGAGCAGCTTTAAGGATGGATGGGAAAGAGTATCTTGTACAGGATGCAGTAAACGAATACGGTGTTTACAGTATCACGCTGGAGATGAATAAAGGATGATCGAATTTGAATTTGACCAACGAACAGTACAGCAGGTAGAAAAGAAACTCGGTGATATGAAAAACAAAACGCCGAAGGTTATCAAAGATGCGCTAAACAGGACCGCAAAGCAGGCCAGAACAGATCTGCGCCGCAAAGCCCAGGAAACATACACGGTAAAAGCTGGAAAGTTCAACAGAGGAATGACCATTCAGAACGCGACAACTGGAAATCTGACAGCAATTATTAAGTCAACGGGCGCACCAATGCCGATCACTTCTTACAGAACATCAATGGCGAAGAGAGCAGGAGGAAAAGCGCAGATCCTTACGGCGGGTGGTCTAAAAAACCTGCAAAAAGGAAACATAAAAGCATTTAAGTCTACGGTAGGCGCCGGACACGGCGGAATGTTCCAGAGAAAAGGCAAAGAGCGATTGCCTATAAAGCAGTTGTACAGCAACAGCGTTCCGGTAATGATCGGAAATGAAAAGAGGGTATACGGCGTTGTAGAACCAAAAATTAAACAAAATCTGGAAAAGAATATTGAAGGACAGATAAGAAGAGTACTTGGAGGTTAAAACATGAGAGAATCAATACCGTCCTTTTTACAGACCGATTTATGTGAGGAATTAAAAAGACTGTTTGCAGGACAAACATTTCTCACACCGCCTACAGAGGAAGGACAGGAAGCACAAAGAAAAGAATTAAACATTCACAAACAATGGCTTCCGATTCCGGACACAAATGCAGCAGGTAGCGAAATCACACCGGAAATGATAGAGCGGGGGCAGGTCGAAACATTTACAGCAGAACAAGTATTTCCGTACATTGTAGTGCGGATCAGCGAAGGCAGGATAGAACAGCCAGGAGGAAACCAGGCAGTTAATATCCTGCTTAATTTTGGCGTTTATGATCCAGATAAAAGGAATAACGGGTATCTGGATATTCTGCACATGATCGAAACAATACGACAGAGGTTCTTCAAAAACCCGATACTTAACCACCATTATGAATGCGAATCAAAAATGGAATGGGCATTACAGGATGAAGAAAGTTACCCGTACAATTTCGGGTCGCTTTCTATGAACTTTTTAACAGCACCAATAGAAAGGGAGGACAAATACGCATGAGCAGGACGAAGAAAGTTTCTGAAAGCGCAGAAAGCGTAACCGCAACAGTCGCAAAACCGATTACAGCGGTAATTTCGCACGAAACAGGAACAGAATCAGTCCCGGAGAGTATGACGGAAACAGCGGCAGAAACAACCGTACCACCGGAAGAAACAGCGGGACAGCAGGAAACAGAAAAGCAGGAACCGCCAGAAGACGTGGTATATCTGGGACCGAACATTAATGATATCAATATCAGTTACGGAAGAGTATTTGCAGGAGGTGTTATTCCAGGATTCCTGGAAGAACGTATCAAAGAAGTTCCGTCAATCAAAGGTCTGATCGTTCCGGTATCACGTTATGCAGAAGTAGCACAGGCGGTAACATTGCCGGATGGAAGATTCAGTATGTTATATAAACTTACATACGCAGCAGTAAAGAACAAATAAGGGAGGAAAAAACAGATGGCTTACAATCACGGAGTAAGAACACTTGAAAATCCAACAAGCCTGACAGTACCGATTACAGGTACCGCAGGATTGCAGGTGGTAGTCGGAGTAGCACCAGTAAACATGGCGGATGATCCGTACAGTTGCACAAACAAACCAATGCTTGCATACAGCTTCGCGGAAGCAAGCGCAGCAGTAGGATATAACGACGATTTCGCAAATTACAATATCTGCGAAAGCATTGACGCATCTTTCCGCGTAACAAATGTTGCACCTATCGTATTGATTAATGTATTAGATCCTAAAAAACATGTAAAAGATTTTGCAGAAAAAGAATTTACAGTAGTCAATGGACAGGCGAAAGTCACAATTAAAGGAATCCTTCCGGATCAGCTTGTAGTGAAACATGGAACAGCAAAACTGGAAGCAGATGATTACATCATTACTTTTGATTCAGAAGGAAATGCGATTATCACAATTCTTTCTGTTCTGTCACAGCCGGGAGGAAACACGATCAAAGTCAGCGGTAAGCAGATCGCACCGGAAATGGTAACAAAGACTGATATTATCGGAAGTTACAATGCAGAAACAGGAGAGGAAACCGGACTGGAAGTAATCAGACAGGTGTTCCCAAAACTGGGACTTACATCCGGCTTAATCGTTTGCCCAGGTTGGACAAAGGACCCGAACATTGCAGCAGCGATCGCGGCAAAATGCACCGGAATCAACGGCGTATTCAAATGTGAAGCAATCGTGGATCTTGACAGCACAGAAACAGGAGCAAAGAAGTATACAGACGTGAAGACACAGAAAGAAGCGTCTGCAATGATTTCTGAACACCTGGACATTGAATGGCCATGTGCGAAGATTGGAGACAAAATTTATCATATGTCAGCAATCAAGGCAGCGTACACAGCTTATACAGATGCAGAAAATGACGATGTTCCTTGCCAGTCGCCGTCCAATGTTGCAATTGCAATTTCTGGAATCTGTCTGGAGGACGGAACAGAAGTTGTGCTGGATGAACAGCAGGCGAACATTGTAAACAGCTATGGAGTAAATACCTGCATCAACTTTAATGGCTGGCATACCTGGGGAAACAGGACCGCGGCTTATCCGTCTTCGAGTGATCCAAAAGACGCATGGTTCTGTTGCAGAAGGATGTTCACATGGTTATCAAACAATCTTATCCTGACATATCACCAGAGAGTTGATGGCCTTGCATCATACAGACTGGTGCAGTCAATCGTTGATGATGAAAATGTGAATATGAACGCACTGGCAGCACAGGGAAGAATTGCTGGTGGTTATATTGAATTTTTGGAAAGCGAAAACCCGGCAACAAACATTATGAACGGAAAAGTACAGTTCAGAATCCACCTGGCACCATGGACCCCTGCGGAAGATATCCTGTTTGTACTGGAATTTGATCCGTCCATTCTGGCAGCAGCTTTCACAGCGTAAGAAAGGAGAGTTTATTAGTATATGAATACGAAAGTTAATTTATACAATGGCTATTTAGACGGAAACAAAATGGTCGGACTTACTGATGAAGTATCACTTCCGGATTTTGACGCACTTACAGAAACATTGTCTGGCGCAGGAATCCTGGGAGAAATCGACGAACCGACCCTGGGACACTTCGGGGCAAGTGAAATCGAAATCCCGTTCCAAATGATTGACGATCAGATGTTTGCACTTATGGATATGCAGAACTCAATCAATATCACACTGAGAATTTCTAACCAGGCGATTGAACAGGCAAACTTCAAAACAGACTTTATGCCGTCAAGAATCGTAATCAAGGGCAAGAAAAAAGGTTTCACAATGGGTTCATTGAAACAGGGAGCAGCAACAAAACCGTCTGTAAAACTTGAGATTCTTTATATCCTGATCGAAGTAAATGGAAAGAAGAAATTCGAACTGGACAAACTGAATGTTGTTTACAAAGTAAATGACGTGGATCTGTTACAGAAAGCACGCAGCCAGTGTTAATAAATTTCAGAAAAGAAAACGGAGGAAAATAAAATGCCAGATATCAACAAAAACATGGAAACAGAGAATGCCACAGCAGAGGAAAAAGAAACAAAGAAAGCAGAAGTGCTGACAGGGGAAGTAGAAGACAATCCGCTTGTAATCAACTTTGCACGTCCTGTAAAGTTTGAGGATTCAACCTACAATTCCGTTGACCTTTCCGGGCTTGAAAATCTGACAGGCCGCGACATGGTTATGACTTCAAAAGCCATGACAAGATCCGGAGATATCAGCGTTATGCCGGAAATGTCAATGGAATACGCCTTTATGATGGCATCCAAAGCAGCGGATCTGCCAGTAGAATTTTTCTACAACCTGCCACCGAAAGAGTGCATCAAGGTTAAAAACAGAGTGACCAATTTTTTGTACGGCGCGGAATAAAACCGACAGAAGGACAGGACATACGAAAACTATCAATCAGGTTATCAATGGCAACAAATACCGGAATAACAGAACTGGAAAGTATGCCATTGTTTGACCTGATAGAAATTGCAAAGGAGGTGGTAGCGATCAATGAGCAAAGAATTGAGTCTAGCAATAAAAATAGGCGGAAAGGTTGACAGTTCATTGAACAGTGCTTTTTCTGCTGTTCAAAAAGGGATCAGCGGGGCAACAAAAGCAATGGCCGCTGCCACAGTTGCAGGCGTTGGGGCAGTTGCAGCGATAACTAAAAAAGCAATAGACGTAGGCTCTGGATTTGAACAGGCAATGAGCCAGGTACAGGCAACCATGCTGATTGATACCAATACAGCAGACGGCGTGGCAGCATACGAAACACTTGAAAACGCTGCTAGACAGTGTGGACGAGAAACTGCTTTCAGTGCTACGGAAGCGGCAGAGGGATTAAATTACCTTGCACTTGCCGGTTACAGCGCAGAGGAAGCAGCAACGGCACTGCCAACAGTGTTGCGACTTGCTGGTGCCGGAGCAATGGAACTTGCAGACGCAAGTGATATGGTTACGGATGCAATGAGTGCGCTTGGCATCGAAGCAACACAAACAAACCTGGAATCTTTCGCGGACAAAATGGCTAAAACGGCATCCGTGTCAAATACATCGGTCGCACAGTTGGGAGAAGCAATCCTGACAGTCGGAGGAACAGCGAAAGATCTTGCAGGAGGGACGACAGAGTTAAATGTTGCATTAGGAATCCTTGCGGATAATGGTATAAAAGCAGCAGAGGGCGGAACACACCTTCGAAACATGATTCTGTCACTACAAAACCCACGAAACAGCGACGCAGCCGCAATGTTTGAAAAAATGGGATTGTCTGCATATGATGCGCAAGGAAATATGCGTTCGCTTGGAGATGTGTTCGGAGATCTCAATAAGCAAATGGCAGGTCTTAGCGCGGCAGATGTGAACAACACACTTTCAACGATATTTAAGCAGACAGACCTTGCAGCAGCAAGAGCAATGCTGGCAGCAACCACAGATTCCGTGCAAAGCCTGGGAAGCGTGGTGGATGCGTCACTGGCACAAAACGGACAAAGCCTGTCACAGTTGGGGATCAATCTTGATGAAATGGCAAAGGGATTCGATTCCACAATGACAAGTGAACAGTTCGCGGCGCAGATGATGCAGCAGTACGGAATGGATGCAGAAAGCGCGGGACTGATTTTTGAAGGTTTATCTTCAATCGTAGAAGGAACGGGAAACCGCTTCGATGAACTGACCGGAAAAGTCAATGATAGTGTCGGAGCGTGCCAGGAAATGTACAACATACAGTTGGACAACCTAAAAGGAGATCTGGCAATTCTCAATTCAGCGGCAGAAGATCTGTACATAAGTATTTTCAAAGAAATCAATCCGGGCTTGCGTTCTATGGTTCAGCTTGGACAGGAAATGCTTGGAAAGCTATCTACGGCATTCGACGAAGGCGGCTTATCTGGAATGGTAGGTGCAATCGGAGAGGTGATAGCAGATGCAGTGGACGCGATAGCAGATGTAGCACCGAAAGCAGTAGAAATGGGAGTAAGCCTTGTTACTTCATTCGTAGAAGGGATTGCATCAAGTGCCGGAAAACTTGGAAATGTTGCTTCAAATATTGGCTCTACTTTTATAAGCGGAATGTTTAATCTGATTCCGACAGTGCTACTGACAGGAATAGATATAGCGGTTTCGTTTGCAGAAGGAATCGTGAATGGACTTCCAGAAATCATGGAAAGCGGAGCAACTGCGATGGGCGGTTTTGTTGACGGCCTTGTTGCACGGGGACCGGAAGTAATAAACACAGCACTTTCCCTTGCGCGAACACTGGCAGCCGGAATCGTTCAAAACGCACCAGCGTTAATAAGCGCAGGAACAGAACTGATAACCGGTTTGATAACAGGACTTGCAGATGGAATTGCAAACAATCTTCCAGAGATTGTGGAAATAGCAGGGGAAATGGTAGAAAGCATTTCAACTGCGCTGATCGAAGCAGCACCTAAATTGCTTGAAGCAGGAAAAACGCTGATCGAAGCTGCGGGAAAAGGAATATCAGATAGCGTAAAACACACATTTGACGATATTAAAAACGGATCTGCGACACTTTCAGAAGTAGCCGTAACATTTGCACCGTTTTTGCTGGCAGCAGGAAAGATCACACCGGCATTAGGAAAAGCAAAAAGTGCTGTTTCCGGATTCCTTACGGTAGCGGGTGGGATTGGTTCAAAAATGAAACTTGCAACGCAAGTGCTTACGAACTTTCCGTATATCGCACATAATTTTGTTACAGAAGCGGGCGGAATGAAAAATGCAATATCCGGATTATTTAAAGGCGGCCTGTCAAAGATAGGCGGAGCATTTAAGGCTATCGCATCACCTGCGGGAATCACAATTGCAGTGATCGCAGCATTAACAGCAGCTTTCCTTCACTTGTGGAACACAAACGAAGGATTCAGAACTACTATAACAGGAATATGGAACCAGATCACAAGCACCATTCAGAGTTTTTCACAGAATATTGTATCAACACTGAATGATTTAGGGTTTGATTTTGAAAATGTAGGGCAGGCAATATCAGCCGCCTGGAATGCAGTATGTAGTTTATTAGCACCGGTATTTGTCGGTGCTTTTCAATTTATAGCAGATTTTCTTTCTACCACACTGAACACGATATCTGGAATCGTGAAAATGTTTGTATCAGCATTTAACGGCGATTGGTCGGGATGCTGGGAAGCTGCCAAAAGCATAGTTTCCGGAACGTGGGAGTTTATCTATTCAACAATAGACAACATAGGAAACACTATATGCGGCGTGATAAATGCGTTTCTTGGATTGATTGGATCAGATTGGACAGTTTCATGGGAGGGAATAAAGACAACCCTTTCTGGCGTTTGGTCTTCCATTACAGGCGTGATAGATGGTGCGCTGAATATCATAAAAGGCGCGATCAGCGTTGTTATGGATATTATCCATGGTGATTGGTCAAGCGCATGGGAGAAGATCAGCAGCACTGCTTCGACAGTGGCAAATGCGATACCTGGTGCGCTGTCAGGCGCATGGGAAATGCTGAAATCTGGAATTTCCGCCGTAGGTTCCACAATTGGAACATTACTGGATACAGGTTGGGAAATGCTGAAAAGCAATGCTGTAAATTTCGTAAGTGGAATACCTGGTGCGATATCCGCAGGATGGGAAACATTGAAATCTGGAATTTCTGGTGTTGGTTCTGCAATTGGAACATTACTGGATGCAGGTTGGGAAATGCTGAAAAGCAATGCTGTAAATTTCGTAAGTGGAATACCTGGTGCGATATCCGCAGGATGGGAAACACTGAAATCCGGAATTTCCGCAGTAGGTTCTACGATTGGTCCGTTATTGGACGAAGGGTGGAACGCCTTAAAATCAAATGCAACAAGTCTTGTGGGAGAATTGCCGGGTGCAGTGTCAGAAGTTTGGGAAACACTGAAATCTGGAATTTCTGCGGTAGGTTCTACGATTGGCCCGTTATTGGACGAAGGGTGGAACACTTTAAAAACAAATGCTTCCACAGCAGTTGGCGAATTGCCAGGACTGGTAAGCGAAGGTTTTGACACTATGGTATCAAATATTTCAGACATAGGTTCTAACCTGGGCGGCTTACTAGATGCAGGATGGGAGCTTTTAAAAGGCGCAGCGACAAACGCAGCGGATGCGGTGAAATCAGCATGGGAAGGTGTGAAAGACTTTTTCGGCGGTATTTGGAATGCGATCACAGGCGGAGGAAGCGAAGAAGTAGCAGCCCCAACAGTGGACACAAGCGGGCTTTCACAGGAAACGCAAATGCAGATTCAGATTGATTCTGCACAGGTAGATACTGCGAATACAGCAGTTCAAACACTTGTGACAAGTCTGAAAGTATTACAGGCATTAACTGCACTGCAATTAAGAATCAATACAGGAACATTAGTAAATTCACTGTCTGAAGCCGGAAGAACTGGCGGAACAGCATTTACAAATGGCCTTGACGGATCGCTTGCAGGATATGCGTTTGATACATCCAGCATCGGAGTAGATACCGCAGCATTAACCGCGACACTTGGAAGTGCTGGAGCAACTGGCGGAACAGCATTCACCAACGGTCTTGACGGATCACTTGCAGGATATGCGTTTGATACATCCAGCATCGGAGTAGATACCGCCACATTGTCTGCGACACTGGGAGCAGCCGGAACAACCGGCGGAACTGCCTTTACATCCGCAATCAATGATTCCATCGCGGGATTTTCGGTAGACACTGCAATTGGCGTAGATACGTCAACCGTAGTAAACAATATGTCAAATGCCGGAGCGCAGGGAAGTTCTGCTTTTGCAAGCAGTTTATCAAATTCACTTGCCGGACAGTCAATAAGTACATCTGCTATCAATATTGATACAGGATCATTGGCAACAAAGCTGTCAGAAGCAGGAAACACCAGTGGAAAAGCCCTTACAGACGGACTGAACAACTCATTATCTGGTTATTCATTTAATCCGTCCAGTATCGGCGTAGACACTGCGGCGTTATCCGGGACACTGGGAGCAGCCGGAACAACTGCCGGAACAGCTTTTACAACAAGTCTGTCAAGCGCAATGAGCGCGTACACATTTGATGCAAACACGGTATTGCCGGTTGCAACATTGACACAGGCAGGAACAACCGCAGGACAGGCAGGCGGAACTGCACTTGGAAGCGGAATCAATGCAGCAGTAGGCGCGTACAATTTCAATCCGGATGATACCGGAATGACAGTACAGCGAATGACGCAGCAGGGGCAGCAATCCGGACGTGCAGGAGGAACCGCGCTTACGCAGGCCCTTACAGCAGCAATACAAAGCGGATCTGGAGCCGTAGTTGGTGCAATATCATCAATGATGGCATCGGTAAACGGCGCATTAAATGCCGGATGGAGTACCGCGAGAGCGTCTGCGGCATCCGCAATGGCATCTTTACAGGCAACATGCGCAAGCGGAGCAGCAGCGGCGGCAAATGCGGTCAGATCAGCGTTTGCGAATATGCACATTACAATCCCGCGTCCTTCCATTCCGGTTATTTCCGTTTCAACCAGTTCGATTGGTTATGGAAAAGGCGGTAGCGTAACAATTCCGCATTTTTCAGTATCATGGAACGCACTTGGCGGTATCTTTAATTCACCAACAATCCTGCCGACTTTACAGGGCTTGCAGGGAGTAGGAGAAGCAGGACCAGAAGCAATTCTTCCGTTAGATACCTTGTGGAAACGAATGGAAGAGATTATGAGCAGACTTCTGTCAAACAATACAGAAGGAATCATAGGAAACCTGCTTGGAAAACTGGAAAGAATCGGAAACACGAATCAGACCGGTCAAATGGAAGTTGCAGGAACCGGAATGACAATTAACTTTTCGCCAACGTATGTGCTGCAAGGTTCAGCAACAAAAGAGGACGCAAAAGAAGCTGCAAAAATGACATTCAACGAATTTAAAAAATTCATGGAACAGTATGACAGGGAAAAGAAGAGAAAGGGGTTTAAGTAATGGCAAAGTATACGACCATACAGGGCGAAACATGGGATCAGATCGCTTTAAAAGTCTACGGACAAGAAAAGTATGCTGATTGGTTAATGCAGAATAATTACCCGTTACTTGATACCCTGATCTTTTCATCCGGGACAGAAATAAACGTCCCGGATATCCCGGAAGAAATCGACGAAGATATGCCGATATGGAAGACAGAGGAAGAAGAGGACGAAGAAGTTGATCCATATGATTTAGGGGAGGTGTGGGACGATGAGTGATATTCCACGTCAGGCAAAAATATCAATCACATATTCCGGATCAGGCAGGATCAATTCCCAGACATTAAAAGCCAGGATCAAAGAATTTACATATGAAGATCCAGCAACGGGGGAAAGCGACATAATCAGCATAGGCGTTGATAATGTTGCTTCCTACTTTTTAAAAAGATCCCCAGCAAAAGGAAGCAAAATTACTGCAAATATACATCTGTATAGCTGGAAGAAATACGGCGATCATCTGATTGTTAAGTGCGGGAAATTTTGCTGTGACAGTAAAGAGTTTTCCGGATGGCCGCTTGAAGGAACGATAGGTGCTACTTCGGTACCGGAAAAGCAGGCATTCAGAGCAACACAGAGATCAAAGACCTGGAAAAAGGTTACGATCAGAGAAATTGCAAGTAAGATCTGCAAGAAATATGCAATCAAGCTGACTTACGATGCAGGAACAATCAGCATAAAAAAGATAGAGCAGACAAGCAAAACGGACTGTTCTTTTCTGACAGAATTATGCGAAAAGTACGGATTGTATATAAAAGTATATGCAGGAAAAGTATATATCTACGATCCGGTAAAATACGAATCTAAAAGGGCGAAAAAGTCCATTGACATAAAGAATATGCTTTCATGGAACTACGTCGGGTCGCTGGTCGGAACATATACGGGCGGAACGATCAAGTATACAGCAGGAGAGAAAGAAAAAGAATATACCTGTAAAGTCGGAAGCGGCAGCAGGATTTACCATATGTCAGAAAAAGTTGATAGTCTGGCAGATGCGAAACGTCAGATAACAGCAAAGGTAAACCAGGAAAACAGATCTGCGGAAACAATGACGTGTACGATCAAAGCAGATCCGGATATAACTTCCGGAATCAATATAACAGTCAAGGGAGCCGAAAAGGTGAACGGTAAATACTTTATTGATAAGGTCGTACATAATGTGTCCGGAAATGCTGCATACACAATGGAACTGACCATGCACAAAGTGCAGGCAAGCGTAGGAAAGAAGAAAGCGGCACCAGCCAAAAAGACCACGACAACAAAAAAGAAACCGACAACCAAACCGACAACCAAACCGAAAGTGGGGCAGATCGTAAACTTTACGGGTACCAAACATTATATAAGTGCGGATTCAACCAGCCCGAAACGATGCAAGCCAGGAAAGGCAAAAGTAACGATCGTACACAGCGGAAAGCATCCATACCACTTAGTAGCAGTGTCCGGAGGTGGTTCTACTGTATACGGATGGGTTGACGCATCGGATATTTCATAGAAAGGAGAAGAAATGAACGGAGCATTCCGAATAGGACAAGTATCAAAGATAGACTATAAAACTGGAATGATGAGCGTTGTATATAAGGATATGAACGGGGGCGACGATGTAACAACAGATCTGATTCCGTATATAGCTTTAAACAATGAATATCATATGCCGAATGTGGAAGATTACGTTGCAGTTCTTCACCTTTCAAATGGTCTGGAAGCAGGAATTGTGTTAGGAAGGTTTTGGAACAGTAAAAATAAACCGCCTGTAAACGGAAAAGACCGATACAGAAAGGATTTTTCAAACAAACCAGGAAAGTCATATTTTGAAAGAAATCCAGAAAGCGGTCACAAATTGAAAACAGATTCGAAAACCAATGTTGAAATCGGAGGATCACTGGTTATAAGTGCAGCCAACATTACATTTTCGGACAGTAGCGGATCAGCAACATTGTCACAGATTCTAAATCATATGAGTAGCCACTAAAGAGGTGACAAGATGGCAATTGGAAATTTTGGAAAGAATATAACTTTCTCTGTAAGTTCAAAGAAGATCCTGACATTTCAAGATTTCAAACTCACAAATGCTGGACGCTGGGCGAAAATGGAACGGGTTGGAGGTCTGCCGTACAAACAGTTTTTAGGACCCGACACAAGAACAATAACATTGACCATAACATTAAGTGCTGCACATGGGGTAAAACCGTATGAAACGCAAAAGAAATTATGGGAAGCCTGCACGAAAGGAAAACCAGAATATTTTGTAGTTGGAAAAAGGAAAATTACAGCGCAAAAGTTTGTAATAACAGAAATATCGGAAGCATGGGACGTAATTTACAACAAGGGAGAAATCGCAAAAATGAAATTGGATGTTACTTTTGAAACTTATGTATAAAGGAGAAAACAATGGTTGATACAGATATCAAGCTGATAGGTTTTGATTATGTGAATAGCGAAACAGCAGCAGAGATATACAGAAATTTAAAAATGCTTTTTTCTACGCTGGAAGGAACCTGCGCAGGGGATCGCAACTATGGAATCAATCCGGAATACATAGACACATCCGTAGGCGGGGAAAGTAACGCCATGGCGGTTGAGATCATCGAAAAATTAGATATGTATGAACCGCGCGTAGAACTGGAGGACATAAAAAGCGAAACGACAAAAAACGGGATAAAACATACTCTGTATTTCGTACCGGCAGATACAGACTATAACGAGGACGAAGAACAGGAGGGATAAAAAGTGGCAGATACGAGTTTACAGGCAATTAAAGATCTTCCGGATATTTCGTTTATTGACAACCTTAGTCTGGAGGATGTGCAAAGTCTGATGATTACGACATATCAGAAAAAATATGAAGAGATAACAGGAAAAAGCGTGACGTTAGCCAGGGGCGATCCAAACAGGATCATACTTTTAGCAAACGCCGCGCTTTTCTATCAGGCATTGCAGAGGATAGATAAAGCCGGAAAAATGAATTTCCTAAAATACGCCTACGGTGATTATATGGAGAATCTGGCAGCTACGCGAAGCAGTGTCATAAGAAAAGACGCAGAAGCAGCAACCGTTACAGTTAAATATTCACTGGAAGAAGCACGAAACAGTGTAACAGCAATACCAGAAGGCAGCCGCGTAACGGCGGACTATGAACAGGTATTTGAGACACTGGACTATGCAGAGATAAAGCCAGGAGAAACAGAAGTTTCCGTGTTGTGTCAGTGTACAGAAACAGGAAGCGCGGGAAATGGATATGCACCGGGAGAAATCACGGAAATGGTAGACCCGCTGCCATTTATTGATAATGTGACCAATTTGGACACAAGTTCCGGAGGTACAGACATAGAAACAGACGAAGAACTTGCAGAAAGGACATTTATTGCACCGTCTGGTTTTTCTGTTGCAGGTCCGGAAGATGCGTATATATACCGCTGCAAGGAATACAGTTCACTGATAAAAGATACTGCGGTGTACAGCGGGACACCGGGAACGGTCAATATACGAATCCTGCTTGAAGATAACAGCGAACCTTCAAAGAGCATGATTGACGGGTTAAGTGAATATCTGACGGAAGCACCAGCAAGACCACTGACAGACCATGTAGTGATTGAGGGACCGGAAAAGGTAGCGTACAACATCAATCTGACTTATTACGTCGGACGGTCAAACCGTCCGTCCGTAGCAATGATACAGGAAGCAGTAGGGGAAGCAATAGAAAACTACAAGGTATGGCAGACGGACAAGATCGGAAGGGACATAAACCCGGATGAAATTACAGCAAGATTGATGACAGCAGGAGTAAAAAGAGCTGTTATAACAGAACCGGTTTTCAAAGAACTGGAGGACTGGCAGATTGCTTCACTGGGAACAGTAACAGTAAATTACGGAGGTTTGGAAGGTGATTAAATCATTCAAAGACGGTCTTCTTAGTGATTTACTGGGAGGACCATATAAAACAGATCCGGAAGTACAGGCGTTATCCTATGCGATCAGGGAAGGAATAAGGCTTGTGATTAAGTATACGGACCGGGCAACTGTAATGGGGGACCTGAAAGACGCACCAGAAGAAGCACTAGACCTGCTGGCAACGGAAATGCGCACACAATATTATGACGCATCATATAGCCCGGAAATAAAAAGATCACTAATACAGAACACAATGAGATGGTACCAGATCGCAGGCACAAAGGCAGCAGTAGAAGAATTGGCGCAGACCATTTTTGGAAACTGCACAGTAGAAGAATGGTTTGAGTACAGCGGCGAACCGTACCATTTCAGAGTTATTACAAATGCGCTGGCAGAGCCGGACAACATAGAGCAGTTTACAACCCTGCTGCGAAGCATTAAAAATGTCAGATCGCATTTGGACAGCGTTTCGATACACAGAATAATCTATCAAAACGGCAACCACAGTGGAGGAATCGGAATGACAACAGTTCAAGCCCCGCCCATCCACTGCATAAGATAAAGTTGCAAAACTAAAGGAAAGGAGAAACAGCAATGCCACAGCCATTTAATGACGCGATCATCACAGCGAAGGGCGAAGCCTTACTGTTGAACGTAGAAACGGGAACAGCATCACTGGAGATCACAAAAGTTGTAGTCGGTGACGGGGTTTACAGTACCGCAGAAAAAACAGCAGCAAACCTGCGGAGCAGAACCGCGCTGAAAAACGCACGGAACACCTATACACCTAGCAGTGTAACGGTGGAAGGGGAAAAGAGCGTAAAAGTAACGGTGCTGGTGTCAAACCAGGACCCAGTAACAAAGAAAGCAATCGTTACAAGCGGCTACAATATCAACGAGATTGGCGTATACGCCAAAGTTCACGGCGGAGCATCCAGCACAGAAGTTCTGTACTGTATTGCGGTTACAAGCGGAAATTACGGTGATTATATGCCGCCATATAACGGCGGCGGAGCAGCGCAGATCACACAGGATATTTACCTGACCGTCGGAAACGCTGCAACCACTTATGTTAATTCCGCAGGCGCAGCAGCACTGGCAACAGATCTGCTGAAATTAGCCGAAAGAGTAGCTGACATTGAGCAGTTACATGAGGATATGGGATTCTCTGTTATTGACGGAGCATTACATATTACATTCAACGACGAAGAATAAGGAGGAAAGCAAATGAGTTTAATTACAAAACCGCCCTTACTGGACGAAACAGGAAAAGAACTGGTGGCAGGACTGCACACACAGAACGCATTATTAAATGTAATTGCAGGCTTACAGCTTGAAAAGATCACGGATCTGGCAGAGATTGGGCGCATTGTTGCATCTGGAAACGCTGAAAAGGTTTTTAATGTAGGCGATCAGATCATTGTACCGTGGAAAGACGTTACAGCAGATAAAACCTATCAGATGGTATTTGGCGTGCGTCATTTCATCGAAGCAGAATTGCAGAACGGTGAGAAGGTACCTGGAATGGTTATCCAGGCAGATTACGCACATCCGTTTGGAATCCAGTTTTCACAGTATCAGGCATTTTACAGAGTAAAAACAAAGGAAGAGGACGGAGAGAACGGCGGCGTTGACCTTGCACCGGGTACCTATTGCGTACAGATGGGCGCAACATGGGGAACTTATGTTAAAAAGGATGAATATTTCAATTTTACACTTACACAGGCCGTACCGGTTGGAGGAATCCTGGAAGGCTTCCACAACGCGCCTGACAAAGCGTCAACAGAATGGAATGTTAGATCCTTTATCAACAACACCGCAACAAACCCGATTGAAACAGTCAAGGTTGCAGCAGGAAAAGCAGGGAAGCTGTTAGGTGTGCTGCTTCCGTCAAACAGTGGGGAATTAAGTCTGCACCGTACCGCATACGGAAACAACAGATACAGAGATTCTGCGGTAAGACAGTATTTGAACAGTGCGGCAGGAGTAAATGAGTGGTGGAATCCACAGCACAACTATGACCGCCCGCCGGATCAGTTGGCAACAAAAGCCGGATTCTTATCTGGTTTTGGAGAAGATTTCCTGTCACTGATTAAACCGACAAAGGTAGTAACTGCGCTGAATACGGTATCAGACGGAGGTACAGCAGACAATCCGGATATCACCTATGATAAATTCTTTTTACCGTCCCTGGAGGAAATGCACTGCGCACCGCAGATCGCAGGAGAAGGGGAAGTGTGGCCATATTGGTCAAGGGCTTCGGAATCCAAGACACCGCTTGCACAGTACGGAACCTATCCACAGATGCGTACATTTGCACTTGAAAACAAAACAAGTGCCCAGAGTGTGCGTCTGCGCAGTGCGAATCGCGGCGGTGCGATTAGTACCTGGTATGTGTATGCCAGCGGCAGTGTCAGCTACGGCAACGCGATCTATGCGAGTCGCTTCGCCCCGGCTTGTGTCTTAATCGGGCAGAAATAAAAGCAATCCAGGGCCGCACACCTGCGGTCCTGGTATTTAAAATATTACGAAAGGATAAAAGATATGTCGTCAACTGTTCCGGAGAGAAGAAGAAACACGGGTGAAAAGAAATGGAACCTCTTAATTCGTGCGAATGAATTAACGTGCTACACGTTACAGATCTGTACGAATGAAAACACATTTCTTCCAAGATATCAGGGCGCGATCACAAACAATATCATTCATGCGGCGATAATGATATATGTAAACTGCTGGGATGCAAACCAGATCAAGGTTGCGGAAGATACACCACAGAAGGACAGGGAAGAACGGCGGAGTTTGCAGAATCAGGCAATCCGGTATTGCAACAGATTACTTGCACTTATGCAGATTGCGCAGAGATTATTACACCTTAAAGCATCACGGATCGAATACTGGGGTAAACATACAAAAGATGTTCGTGAAGGGATAAAAAGGTGGCAGGAATCAGACCGAAGCCGTTACAAGACATAAAGGCATAAGGGGTGTAGGCTAAAGCCCAGAATGTGCGTCTGCGCAGTGCGAATCGCGGCAATGCGAATAATACCTGGTATGTGAATGCCAGCGGCAATGTCAACAACAACAACGCGATCAATGCGAATCGCTTCGCCCCGGATTGTGCCACTTGAGATAAAAAAGCCATTACATAGTAAAGGTATTTCGAGAGGATAGACACAAGGAGCCGAATCCCCTGATCCGACAAGGATTGAATAATACTGCGGTGATGCAAAGGATTTCGCCGCCGCCATGCGGCAAGTGTGGAGCTATATACATCGTGGACCCTAAAAAATAATTATGCGGTATGCAAGAGGAAAGACCGACGATGAAATTAGAGAATCAATCATAGGGTTTGAAGCACTTTATGATTCGATGATGAAATGTAAAAAGGGTGTGTTATGGAAAGACCAGCCCGCCTATTATTACCTGCACGGCATAGAAGAAACCTTGAAGCTGCATGAACAGTTAGAGGACGGAACTTATAAGCCCAGGAAACCACGAAAAGTTAAAATCACATACCCGAAGCCACGCGAAGCGGTAGCAAACGCATTTCGTGACAGGGTATATCAGAGAAGTTTAAACGATAATGTGTTATATCCAGCAATGACACATTCTTTCATTGATGATAATATGGCTTGCCAGGGAGGAAAAGGACCTGACATAGCCATGGACCGCTTAGATGAATTTTTAAAGCGGATGTACCGGAAATATGGGACCGACTTCTGGATCATGCAAGGGGATATACACGGATATTATCCGAATATGTCACACGAAAGGACAGAACGGCGGTTCCATAGGAAGGTACCGAAAGTTGCATACAACATGGCAACGGATGTACTGCGCGGTCAGTACGAAGGGGACAAAGGATATAATCCGGGTTCCCAGATGGTGCAGATCGCAGGTATTTCATATCTTGATCCATTCGATCACTTTATGAAAGAACAGTTGCACGCCAAAATCTATGAACGTTATATGGATGATTTCATAGAAGCACATGAGAAAAGAGAAGTTTTGGAAGAACATCTGGAGAAAGTGACGGAATACATGAAAAAAGAAGAATGCGAACTGCACGAAAAGAAAACAAGGATCTACCATGTGACAGAAGGTATTCAATTTCTAGGATTCATACACATACTGACAGATACAGGAAAGGTCATTCGTTTGATTGATCCAGACAATGTAAAGCATGAGCGTTTGAAATTGCGGCGGGAAGTTGCACTTGTAGCCAAAGGCGAAATGAAGAAGCATAAAGTCAAGGAAGGGTATAAATGCTGGAAAGCACACGTTCAAAGAGGTAACAGCACCAAAGTTTTAATGAGAATGAATGCGTATTTAAAAAGTTTATGGGAGGAATACAACCTATGATGGAATTTAAACGAACCAACGGTGTAGTTGAGCAGAGAAAAAAAGAACAGATGGAAGCTGACTACGACAGAATGAAAGCCGACATTGATTATATTGCAATGATGGCGGACGTTGATCTGACAGAGAATGAAGAAAACGGAGGTATGGAAAATGAGTAAGAAATATTCAATCGTAAAAGATTACTATGATAGAAAATTATGGAGTGAAACAAGGGTCCGTAATGCAGTGAAAAAAGGATGGATCACAGAAGAAGAGTGCGAAAAGATTCTGAACGGAAATGAACCGGAGGAAAAAGAAGGAACAGAAGGGGAAGAAACAGAGAAAGAATAATGAATGCGCTGGAAGTAATAGAATCACAAAATGCAATAATAAAAATACAGAGTGATGCGATCAACGAACTGTTTGAATTGTTGATGCAGCACATATCCGCAGAGGAAGCGGATAAATTGCAAGTAGTAGAGAAGATTAATCTTGCAGCGCAGATCAGAGAAGGGATTGAGCGATAGATCATACCAGGATTATAAACACAAGTCTGCATCTATAACAAGTATGGCAGGAGGACAACAACAAATGACATTTGCGCAGATGTGGGAACACGCGCAGGCGATAGCAACGATATTGGCGGCAGTGGGAATCGTGGTTGATCTGACACCGGGAATTAAAATACAGCCGGTAAGGTGGGTTATTCGACAGGTGGGAAACCTGATGAACCACGACTTGATAGAAAAGGTAAATAAAATCGAAAAGGATTTGCAGCAACACAAAGTGGAAAGCTGGCGAAACAATATGCTTGATTTCGCAAATAGCTGCATGAACCACCGAAGACATACAAAAGAAGAATTTGACAATTTCTTCGACGACTACAGCGATTATGAAAAATTCATAAAAGACAATAAGCTGGAAAACGGACGTGTCGAGATGGCACATGAGTATGTTTCAAAAATTTACCTTCACTGTATGGAAACAAATGATTTTCTTCTGGAGAAAGACAAGGAGGGATAAAAACGAGAATTGCAGTTGCATTTATAGCGGGGCTAATTTCAGCCCTGCTATTATTTTACATTCTGAATTTACGGATTATACACAGAAGGATAAAAAAGAAAAAAGCAGAAGCAGAAGCGAATCCGGAAAAGAAGATACAGACAACAAAAGTGATCGTGTTTTCAATCATGCTTACATATTATGCCGCCTTTCTTTTGGGCGCGTGGGTTGTGATCTGGAAAGACGTATATCAAATAGGGGCGTTGCTTACATTTGTAGGAAGCGTTTCTGTATTTGCGGTTGCATTTTACTGTTGGAAGTCCAAAGCAGAAAATCTGGAGAAGATCAAAAAAGGAAATCCAGAATTACAGGGAACATTATCTGACTTTTCCGGAATGTCTTCACAGTAAAAGAAGGAGGATGCAGCATGACAGATGAAATGTTAAAGGAGATCGCACAGAAAGCAGCAACAATTATCTATGGCAACGAAGGCGGTTACGGAAGCGTAAATGCAAATGATAACGGAGCCGTGAGCGTAGGAAAAGTGCAGTGGCATGGTTCGCGCGCGCTTGATCTGCTAAAGACGGTCATTGCGAAACTGGGACAGAGCCAGTCGGAAAACATCCTGGGCGCAGCACTGTATAAAGAAATCAAAACAGCTATTCAGTGGAATACAAGGATTGTAACCGCAGCGGAAAAGAATAGATTAACTGCACTGCTTACCACACCGGCAGGCAGGAACGCACAAGATGAACTTGCAGAAAAAGACGTATTAAGTTACGCGGCGCATGGTGCAGGAATGGGACTTACAGATCCACAGGCTTTAATTTACTTTGCGGATCTGGAAAACCAGGGCGGCGCGGGAGCATCTGCAAGGATTGCGAAAACAGCAGTAACGAGAGCAGGAGCGGCACAGAATGTAACACTAATGATTCTGCATGAAACGGCACTGGATGATCGCATCATGGGGAAATACAAAACACGACGCAATGAGACATACAAAAAAGCGGCTACGGTATTTAAAACCACAGAGCAGGGAACAGGAGGAAATAAGATGGCGGTAAAATTAAGCAACTGCGGACATGATGAAAACGGACGTTACGCAGGCGGAAAAGCAGGAGATCAGACAGGCACAGAATACCAGATCATTGACTGGTACAGTCGCCCGTGGAAGTGTGTTTTACGTTTCGAGAATGAAAACATTGCAGCTATGATCGCAGATATGGCAAAAAAAGCGGCGTTAAATGTTCTGATCGGATATGACCAGGGAACAGTAGGTAACAGCAATGACCGTTATACATTCTGGCAGCATTTAAAAGCCAGCAATTATGATCCGGCACAGATTACGATTGCCTGCGAAAGCGATTGCAGCGCAAGCACAGCAGCGATTATCAAGGGAGCAGGCTACAGACTGGGAATCCAGGAATTGCAGAACGTATCAATTTATCTGACAACCTACGATATGCGCAGCGCATTACGGGCGGCAGGCGCAAAGGTACTGACGGAATCTAAATATCTCACAAGCGGAAATTATATCAAAGCAGGCGACATTTTATTAAATGACGATCATCATGTAGCAATTGCGGTAACATCCGGACCGTATGCAGGCAACACAACAACCGGAACCACTACAAATACGGGAGGCACAAAGAAATCTGTTACAGAGATTGCAAAAGAAGTACTTGCCGGTAAATGGGGAAACGGTGACGAAAGAAAAAACAGATTGACTTCTGCCGGATATAATTACAATGAAGTACAAAAGAAAGTAAATGAACTGGCAACAGGCACCGCAAAGAAATCTGTTACAGAGATTGCAAAAGAGGTTATTGCCGGTAAATGGGGAAACGGTGATACAAGAAAAAGCAAGCTGACTTCTGCGGGATATGATTACAACGCCGTACAGAAGGAAGTAAACAGACTGTTGAAGTAAAAGAAAAGGAGAATACACCATGAATAATATTATTATCTTAGCAATTCAGTTGGCGGTAGCAGTGGGAGCGTTTGCACTGGGAAAGTATGTTTTCCCGAATATTCCGAAAAACGTATCTGAAAAATTACAGGAATTATCCGGATGGGCGGCACAGTTTGTTGTGTGGGCGCGTGAGTTTATGAAGACAAGTTCCGGAAAAGAGAAAATGGACAAGGTTGTGGAGCAGTTAAAGAAGATCGCAGATGAAGCAGGACTGAAAGTTACGGAAGAACAGTTGCGAGCGATCGCACAGACTGCATATGAAGCAATGATGGCAGGAACAAAGGAAGCAGGACAGACAACGGAAGCATCACAGGCAGAACCAGCAACAGTTCCAGCAATTACGATCATCAACCACGGACCGGCAGCAGTGGAGACAAACGGAACCGTAGCAGTTGCAACGGACAATGTGCCAGAAGGCGCACTGGAAGAGAATCCGGACGGAACCGTAAATACATATAACGAAGTTGGAGAGAAAGTCGGGACAGCCACAAAAGAACAGGTTGCAGCAGCAGAACGCAAAGTAACGACAATTAAAGTAGAATAAAACAGAAGAACCGCAGGTGGAATAGTTACCACTTGCGGTTCTTTTAAGTTATGCGGCGAATACCGCATTTTCGATTTCTTCCAGTTCTTCATATGAAAAACCGTAAATGTTATGAAGGCGGTCTGCCTGATCGGAACAGACAATGCTTGCTTCCATTGTAGGATTGGAAGCAAAAATTTTGTTGTAGCGAATGAAAAGATTAACTTCCTGCTGCTTGATGAAATCATCAATTTCAGCTTCGCTATTAAAACGAATGTGATCGATGTAATATCCTTTATACTGTTTCATGTGTTTTTCCTCCATGCGATTGATTTCTTTAACTGTCTTTATTATATACTTGCGCAAGTATAATTACAATAGGCAGATTGCACAAAGTTACGCAAGTATATATAGATAAAATGTATACTTGCGTAAGTATAAAAGAGATGATACAATAAGCAAAACAGGAGGTTTAGAAGGAAATATGGAAGAAAAGAAGAATGCAACAACAAATAACGGCGCGCAAACCACTGCTACAAAGGCAAAGAACAAATTCAATACTAAAAACTATGACAGGCTATACCCATTCGTAAAAGCCGGAGAAAAAGCAAAAATAGAGCAGGCGGCAAAAGCAGCAGAGCAGAGCCTAAATGATTATATCGTGACGGCTATATATCAGAGAATGGAAAGAGAAGGCGTATAAAATGGGATTAAAAGAAGCAATTCATGGAATATATTATTTTCTGGTGCGTTTAGAATACAATATAAAGACTATGACGAACGCGGAATTTGAAGCATTATTAAATGATAGAGAAATAACATACGAACAAAAGCTATATGCAATCTATTTCAGATTCAGACGGGCGAAATAGTAACACAATTTTTAATGCAGAAAGTTGAAAAATAAATTATGAATAAAATAGATATAGTAAATATGCTATGCGGTCAACCATTCAAATTTTACGCAATGAGTAAGGCGCAACAAATGTATGGAAAAAATATTTGTAGTTATAACGATATAACAGGGGAGTTTAAATGGAACAGGCATAGAATAAATTCTATGCAACTGAATGATATAGTTGATTTGTACGAAAATGTGAAAAACTGGAATAGAGAAGAAACAGCAAAGAAAAACACAAAGAAAAACACAAAGATCATACTAAATGTTGCAACTGAAAAAAGATGTTACTTTAAATGCGAAGTATGTGGATATGAGAGAGTAGCACAAGAAGACAGGTACTGCCCTATGTGTGGCGAAAAATTCGATATAACAGAATAAAAGAAGAACCCGGCAAATTTAGGTCTGCCGGGTATTTTTCTATTTGCACTAATTATACATAACCTACCGTAAGTGGAGAAATACACCACTTGCGGTCTTTTTGCGTTTACAGGGCAAATACGACGCTATATTGTTTTATATGTGTACTCAATCCCACTTTCAGTTGCGGTGATTGTGTCCAGCTGGCCTTTGTAGCAGCCACGCGAAGCAGTCACACGGGCTTTTCTGACTGCTTCATTTTGACTTTTGGCGTTTATGTGCAGCCAGTCAATACGGACACCATCATTGTTCATAATGGAAATTTGAAAAGATTTGTGAGGTATACGCTTCACAGAGCCTTTGCCGTTACACTGATAGCAAGGACCGGTCATACCGGATTTATAAATGAATTTGCCGGAACCACTGCACTTGCTGCAAATAATAATATCTGTTTTCATAATCATTCACCATTCTTTCCGACTGGCTGCTATGCGATAGCAACCAGTCTTTCTGCACCCATTTTTCTTTCACGAACAACGCCATCTTGATTGCTTTTCAGAAGACAAGTAAATGTCTTCCCGGTCTTGCTTGGGATAAGGTCAACCACGGTGCTTGTATATCCGTAGTTCCACATGATAACGTCCCCGGTCTTTAATTCTTTTACTGCCTTTGCTTCCTGCTTGTTATATATTCCTTGAAGTTTTACTGTCATTGCTTTGCCCTCCGTGTTCTGTATTTCTTTAACTGTCTTTATTATATACTTACGGAAGTATAAAAGCAATAGACACAATGCACAAATATACTTCCGTAAGATTGTATAAAATATATACTTCCGTAAGAAAAGAAAGCGTGATATACTAATTAAAAATCACAGGAGGTGCGGAAAATGCCAGATACAACAGAAAAGAAGACAATACCCAGAGGACCAGCAGCAACGGCGGCAAAAAACAAATACCGTGACCACAATTATGACCGCATGGAACTTGCGGTGCCAAAGGGCATGAAAGCCCGCATAAAAGAGATTGCAAAAGAACAAGGCTATTCATCACAAAACAACTATGTTGTGGAAGCAGTAAAAGAGAAGTACCTGCGAGATACCGGGGAGGAATTGACGTGGAAGAAAGAGTAAAAGAACAGGAATTTAAAGAGGGCTTTCTGCATGGCTGGGACGGTTCGGAATGTATATATTATACAGACGAAAAGTGCCTATATTACAATGACGCAGAAGCACCGTGCCACCATTGCCACCACTACACAAGGGAGACGCAGCGGAAAGGGGAATAGTCTATGGAATATAAAGAGAAGTATCAGCGGGACACCGGGGAGGTAGCGGGGAATATACGCTGGCAGATTATATGAGAGCAGTGCAAAATAATTCTGAAAATAAAAGACGGGGTGCTATAAATGGAAAGAGGAAAAGAGTGGACGGAAGACGAGATATACAAAATGCTTAAAGCGGAAGAAGAGAAGAGAATAAAAAGACGGAACAAGAAACCAGAATATATGCGAAGGGTACAAACCGATGAAGGAGAAACAAAGATATTCTGCTGGTACGAGGGACAACCAGACACAATAGAAATTTTATTAGAAATTAAAGGCGAGGAAGAATATATTACAAGAGAAGCGACAGTAAAAGAATTTGAATATCTGCACAACGCAATACGAAACGGAATACAAAGGGGGCGGGGCAATAATTGAAAAAAGAAGAATATATGGAAATAGGGGAAAAGTTCTGGAAAATGGACACTGCAATTATAAATTTCTGCGGTATGCCAGAGGATATGCACCCACCAATCAAAGGATATATAATAAAAGGGCTATGCTTGGGACTGACGAAATATAATGAACATATAAGAACAAGTTTATTCAAGCAATATCTAAAGGACTTTCCAAAAGATAAAAACAACCCGTTTTCAAAAGGCGGGTGGGCAATGTTCAAAGGAAATGGACTGTAAAATAAAACCCCGGCAGGCAGTAGCCTTGCTGGGGTTTTTTATTTTGTACTAACTTAACACAGCCAACCGGCAATCTGGATTCCAAAACCAGCCAGGATGTATTGAGCCTTTTGAAAGTCA